AAGCAGTTAACCATATAAGCATCAAACCTTGCCCATTCTTCATCAACCCAATCATCAAATAATAAATGACCGAAATGGTCTAAAGGTGTATTGTTTGAATTAAAGTAGCTGCTCATTTCAACCTCAAACTTCCTGCGCTCAAATGAACCACCTACACCGCCCACCGTGTAGTTAGTAGTAATTAATATTTTAGGACTTTTTTGGATTGGTAACTTAATTGCATCCTGCCCTTTGTACTCAATGGTTATCCCCTCAGTAATTAAACTAAATAGTGATTCAAAAGTAAAGTTCTTTTTAACGTCATCAAAAACTAAAACTTGACAATCTGTGCTAACTGTCTGATATGGGAAAGTTTTTGTAAACTCAAAGGATTTACCATCAATCATGCTAACCTTTTTCATCTTAGAGATGGCATTCCAAAAGACACCCTTGCCGCTTCCGCCATTAGGATTCTCGCTTATTGTTTCATCATTGAAAATAATAGCCTTGTTATTTGCTGAGGTCTTAAAGGTGTGCAATAGATAACCAATAACTGATTTAAAAGTATTGTATCTATCTCTATTCTTACCGCTAATTAACCAGATGAACTCTCTGAATATTGCCTCGTGATGGTCGGTGTCTGTGTAGGTTCTATTAATAATTTGATTCTTCCAAACGTATCCATCTAAATTTAGATAGTCTATCTTTTCAGTCTTGTTGTCGGTAATCTTTAGGGCTAAGTTTTCATAATAAATAAAGCACTCTGTTTGAGTATCCTCTTTCATTTTAATATCTGCCGACTTTAGAAAGGATAAATAGTTTGGAGTAAAGAACTGAGGATTGCCTGCTATGTAATCGTATGGCTTAATCCCTATTTTATCATTGGCAAGTAAGTATTCTAAAACAAAATCTTTAATTCGCTTCTCATTTGTTTCCTCAATAAAATTACCTTGTCTTTTTATAAATGTATAAGTATTACCGCCAGCAGGATAATATTTCATAAAGTTTTCTTGCTCTAACCATTTCTTAAACTTTAATGGACTTAAAGAAATTTTACCCTTATCGCTAACATTCCAAAAGTCATCCACCTCCATCGATTCCTTAACCCTCTCAATCGTTTCTATTTCGTGAGGATTAGATGCTCTTTCTAGGTTAGTCTTGATTTGTTCAATTCGTTTGCCACTTAATATTTGTTTTTGAATATGTGACTTAGTGTTGCTATCCTCAAAAAACTTTGTGCTAAAGGTATTTTTACCACGCTTGTAGGCACTATTAACCAAGTCTTGTATCTCATTGCCATTAAAATTTTTTTCAGCAAATTTAAGCAGGTGATTAGATGAAGTTATTTGACTAATGCCGAAATCATTTAAACTCATTGCAAATTTGAAAAGATTACTATTCCTTTCTCCATTTGCCATACTATACTTTTTATTGAACCAAGTAGTTAGCCTATCAATAATTTGTGATTCAGATTTTAAAGGAACTACCACATCACTATAAGTTGAACCAATTTCAGTGTATTCTTCGACTTCAATAGTATCGTATTCAATCGCATCGGGATTGTAATATAGTTCAGGGTCATAACTTTCGTAACAAAACCTGCTTATATCCTTTGTTGACTTATCAAAATAAGGGCTATCAATCTCAGCCATAAAAGCATTAAAGTAACCTTTAAAGTTTTCGGCATCCTTTGGAATCTTAACTAATGCTTTTAATCCGCTACCAGATGGTGAAATGAATACAGAAAAGATATAAGGTAAATTTATTAATCTCTGCTTAGTTTCATTTAATATTTCCATATCTGGGAACTTATCAAAATCAACAATCATCAAACCGCTAGGTTCAATTAAATTTTTATTAGCTCTATGGCTAAAAGTTCCATTGAAACAAACTCCAGCTAATTGCTTCTTATATTTATCTTCTTTGGTTAATCTAAACTTTTCTACAAGTTCTTTGGAGTTACCTTCGATAATTCGCTGTAAGCAAATTTCTACTGCCCTATGAAAAGGGTTAGAGGCATCCTGTGCGCTCTTAAATACTGATACTAATATTTTACTCATACTTTGAATGTTTTAGTTGAATGACTTAAAAAATATCGGGAAAGGGTCATTCAAACCTTTTAGACAGCCGCCGCTGAAACCCGATTTTATAGAACAAAAATACATCTATTTATTAAAACTAATACCATTGTGCAAATCTTTTTATTAAATAATACAGATAATACACATTCAAAATACACATTGTAAATTTAAAAGCCTAGCGTTTTCGGGCATCCTGACAGATAGTACACATTTTTGCCATTTTTCAGAAACTTTTGAAAAAACTTTTGCCTTTATCATTTCTATAATGGATGAACTAGCCAAAAAATGTGTAAACCTGTATTATGTGTATTTCATAGTTTCTTTAATTCCTCATCCAATCCTTCTAATACTTTATACATCGAATCTTGCAACTGCTCCCAATCTTTACTTTTGAATCTGGCATCGCTTAGTAAGGTTTCATCAATTTGCTTAATGAAGTAGTTAATCTTAGGTTTAGCCTCTTTAATTACCCCTATGATGTGCTTGTTGTCTATTGCATCCCTGCAACTCCAGACTGTCTGCATTGCTTCGCTCGCTGCCTTGCTGCACATATAAGCCATTAATAGGTTTTGGATTATAGTTCTTTCTGATATCATAATAGCGTTTCAATTTGTTTAATCCTATCCACAAAAAGTGCATCCTTGTAATCCAAATAATTCTGAATCTTGGTGCGAGCGTTCATTATCGTTGTGTGGTCACGCCCTCCTAATCTTAATCCGATTGATTGCAGGCTGCAATAAGTATGCTTGCAGGCTAAGTAAGCTATGCAATGTCTCCACCACATTATCTCACGTTTGCGGTTGTTGGATGTTAGTTCCTTTTCTGAATAGCCGCTTACTTTAGTTACTGCCCAAATGATGCCGTCAAGTGTAATCTTGTGTTTGTTAACTCCGTGAACTCTGACGTAAAAGTTTGGTTTGCTTATTAATAGTGTCATTTAATTCGTTTGCCTTCAATATAAGTTCTAGTATTTAATTCAATTAATTTCTTTGCCATCGCTGCCTCAATGTCTTCTAGGTTAAAGCCTGTTAAATGAGCCATTTTAAACATTAGAAAGAAGCAGTCTGCTAGTTCATCCGCTTGCTCAGTTCTGCCGTCTAAGACTACTGCCTTTCTAAACTCCCAAACTTCTTCGTGTCGCAGTTTGGATAATACGTCTAGCCATCTTTCATCGCCAAAGGTATCGTGCGACCATTGGATGTATTCGTTTACTAATTTCTGGTTCATACTACGCCATCGTTAAAGTGTCCTAGATATAAAGAGCCAGCGTTTCTATCATTAAAGTAGGCATACATTAAATCAAAACCAAAGCCTGCAAAATCTTTACAAATCAATTCTATATTTTCGAAGCTTTTAGGTTTTATTTCTGTTTCCTCAGCACCATGTTGAAATGAAAAGAAATATACAAACTTAATCGGCTTTAACTCTTTCTTTTCGGGTTGCTCCCCTATTATTATTACGTTTGTCATTGTGTTAGTTGTTAATGGCAGTAAGCAGTCACCCACCTACCGCCTTGTTAATTTAGATTTTCCAAGCCTTCACCGATGTAAACCACCTGCCGTTATATTCCCTAGATTCGATATTAATCGAGCAGGTAATAGTGTGACCGATTTGGTAGTCTTGCAATCTGCTAATAGCCTTCTCGCTTACCTCAACTGCGATTAACTTTGGGTAAGTTTCTTGAGTTTCTACGATAATAGTTTGTTTTTGCCATGCTTTGCCTGACTTGCTCTCGCCTGATTCTAATGGTAGAATCTGTTTTAAAACGCCTTGGATTTCCATCTGTTTATTTATTTATAGTGTATTTATTAATTTAAGCATCATTTCATGCGCTATTTCTACTTTAGCTAGTATTTGGTCTATTCGTTCCTGATTGCGTTCTATTTCGATTAAATGATAGCTACGTTTGGAATCTTTGAAGCGTGGGTCATAACTCATGAAGTAACACGAATCAGAATCGCATAGATAAAGGTTAGTTTGAATCTGGTCGTAATATTTAGGCAGTTCGCTTTGAAAGTTTTTAGCGTTAACAAATGCCTTGTAATAAAGATGCGTATCTGAATTAGGGCATTTAATTTCTACTATCTTTTTTTCACTTGTCAATATCATATCAGGAGTTCCACCTAACTTGCCATTAGTAAAGAAAACAAAGCCACCTGATGAAGTGTATATCACATCTTCGCTTGCAGGGTTAAGGTTCAATAACTCGCATAGTCTGAACGCTGCTTCGGGTTCGTTTTCCTTGCCCCAATCCATCTCTGAATTATAGAACTTAGGTTTAGGACTATCAAAATAGGCTGCTACCTTTTCTA